CCTGAGGATGACGACGACTCAGCGCCAGCTAGTGATGTCGGGGTATGGCGGATCGGCCCGCCCATCGAAGCCGGACGAGTCATTGACGACGCGCGAGGTCGACGGGATGAGCTTGCCGTCGACATAGACGTTGACCTTCGTGTTGACGACAGGCGGCGGCATTTGCGCTCGCGCGAATGCGCCGCTCGAGATGACGCGGCCGTGCGCCCCTTCGGGATCGGCGCGGAATTCGATCTCGCTGCGCCGCGCCCGTTCCATGTCCGCCGGATCGATGTAGAGCCGCCGGCCAGGATGCTCGACGTCGTCGCGAAGCATGGCGTCATAGACCGAGGGCGCGGCCACAACCGCAGCGGACGCAGCCCATCCCCATGGGCCGCCGAGACCCAAGAGGCGACTGGCGCCGGCCTTAGCGCCGTTCCAGAGCGCGCCCTTGAACATCCACCCCAACAGGCCGGCGCCGAGAACGCCCAACTCGCCCTTTCCGCCGAGCGTATCGTTGGCTTTCTTCAATGCGCCTGTCACGTAGGGCAACACATTCGAACCGAGGTTCATCAACTCGACGTTGAGGCCGGCGAAGGCGACGCGGAATTGAACGACCGGCGAGTTTTCAAGCGACTGCTTCCACATCGCCTCGCCCGAAATGAAGTTCTTCTCTTGGCCCGCGACCGCGCCCATGATCGCCCGGTTCGTCGGGTCTGCGAAGAAACCGGCGGCGCGCCCGCCTTGCTGTCCCCATAGCGCCTTCTCGATAGCAAGCCGGTGCGCCGGGTCCATCTTTTCGATCGCTTCGCCGGCAAGCGTCGTCATCTTCACCAAATCGGGCCGGCCGTCAGTGAACCATGTCGGCTTGTCGTGCGCGTCGATAAGCCCAAGGTCTCGCAACGCGCCTTCATGCCGAGCAAAGAGCATCTTGCTCATCAGCGACGTGCCGGGAAAAGACTGAGTCGCAAGCTGAGACAGCCAAGTTCCCGACTTCGTGTTCATGATGCCGGCGCGCTGCATCGACGTGATCATGAGCAACAGCTGCTCAGGGTCGAAGTCGGCAGTTCGGAGCATTGGAATCGCGTAAGACGCGGCGCGTTCGATCTGCTCGACTGACACGGGAGTCGTCGTCGACAGATAGGCGAAGTGGCCGGCGAGCTTGGCGATTTCCTCGGGGCTGTACTTGCCCTCCATGTGCGCGAGGCCGACGAAGGCTTGCATCGCCTCGGGGATCGTCGTGCCGTTCTTTAGATACGCCTCGGTCGCGGACGCCGCGAGCAAGCCAGGCATGAGCGCCAAGCGCTTCTCAAGATCGATACCCGCGAGGCCGCGCGTGCCGGTCAAGATGCCTTCCTCGATTTGCTCAAGGGGCAGGCCGGTCATGACGTAGGCTTTGAGGATGGAGTCGCGAATCTTCCCGTAAAGCGGATTCGCAGTCAGGTTCCCGGTCGTCAGACCGCCGGTCAGAAAGATGCGGTTCGCGAAGTCCTGAATCTTCCCTTCCTCATAAGCGCCGTAGGCGAGCGCGCCAGCGGCGGCAATCGCGGGCGTGCCGCTGATATGGGCGTGTTGATCGCCGGGCAGCGGAACGGCCGCGCCGCCGAAGTAAACGCCGCCGCCATGGCCGCCAGTGCGCGAGCCGCCGCCGTATCTCAGATTTCGCGGGCCATTGATCGCCCGCGCCTCGGCGGCGATCGCTTTCATTTCCTTTGAGACAGCGCCAAGATTCGCAGCGGTCGCCGCCATCGCGGAGTCGATCTTGGCGAAGCTCGCGGATGCGACGTCGCCCGTAACTTTGGATGCATCGGAAATTGCCAGGAAGCGCTTTTCCATCGTGCCGAGCGAGCGCGTTAGTCCTGGCGGCATGACCAGGGCCTTCATTGCCGCTTGCGTCCGCTCGATCGCGCCCTGTAGCGCGTTGAACTGCTCCATCAGCCGCTTGAGGAAGGGACTGGCGTCGTCGAGAATCGTGAATCGTGCGCCAACGGTGCCGGCTTCAATCATCAGTTTCTTCCAACAAACAGTGTTTCGGCGAACGTGCCGAACGTCTTGGCGATCAAGGGCGTCGCCAGCCAGAGGGATTTGAACAGGAACGATCGCGGGGGCTGGCCGCGGCCAGGTCCCGTTGTCCCGAGTTCGGCCCAAAGGGCTTCCTTCTGATCGGAATAGACGAGACCTTCGGCACCACCTGCGATCGGCTCGGCCTTGGTCGCGATGCTGGCGCGCATGTCGCCAGTCCGCAGCAATGGATCATTCTCCGAGAAGCCGCCGGCGACGCGATCGGCTTGCGTCGCCTCGGCGAGTTGCGGCCATCCGTATGTGTACGTGCCGATGACGCGCTTCGCTTCGGCGGCGACAGTCGTCATGACGGCTTCTGTCGGCTCGACGAGTCCGACTTCCGCCGTCTCGGCGGCGCGCCCAAGCACCTTTGCGAATTCCGCGCACGTCAGCATGTCGGGACTCGCTTCATCCGGTTCATTTTTCGCGCTCTCGCCACTTCAATTCTCTCCAATCCCATTCACCCCCGTCAGCCTCGCCAAAGGCGACACTCCATGCGAGGATTTCGGCTTCGTCGAAGCGCTCGATCTCACTGAGGGCGAGGCCGTTCTTGACCAGCCAAGCGAGGCTTCTGAGGGGTGAATGGCGAATCAGTTTTTTGCGGCGGTCACCACGTCATCGCGCTCGGGATTGAGAGCGACAAGGCCATTCACGACAGCTTCCAAGCCGTCTTCGTCGAGACGCGCGACGAGCGCCGAGAGTTGGATTTGATTCGCGACCGGCGAAACGGACATCCCCTCCAATTCCGTCACGGCGGCGGCGGCATTCGCATAGGACATGAACAGGCGGTTTTCAGAGTCCTCGGCGCCGACCGCCTTGAACAACCTCATGCGGTCGAGCGCCGAGAGTTTCTTGATCTTGATCGTCCGGCCGCGCGAGTCGACGACACTCGCGGTGCGATCGTCGATCAAGGTGACGCCGTTCGTGACGGGCGCGGCGAGCGGGTTGGCTGCGGGCGCGGGAGCTACGGGAGCGGGGGCGAGCGGAGCCTCGGCAGCGGCGGCGCCGGTGCGGATGTTGGACAAAGAAGCCATCAGAAAGTCACCTTGCGCGGGATCGCGCGGTTCGAATGAGAGAAGAAAAAGCTGATTGCGGGCTGCGAACGAAACGGCCGCGAAATGGGATCGCGGATTTGATAGTTGCGCATCGGAATTCCTTGAAAAGGACCGGCGCTCGGGAACAAAGGAAACCGAGCGCCGGCCAAGCGACATCGTCAGGACGCGGGAACAACTCCGCTTTCGTCTTCAGGAGTCGACGCCAACGATGTCGATCTGTCATGAGGGCAGCGGCGGGACCGGCCGAGGAAAGAACCGGCCCCGCTGCGCCTCGACCCCAACGCGAAGGCGGCGCGTCGGGGGAACCGAATAGGCAGCCTCGGCGCCAGCACGGGGGAGCTGGCACCGAGGCGCTTTCGCCGACGCGAGACGCAGCGCCGAGACCACTGCTTTCGCGGCAACGAATTTAGAGAAGCAACGCGGCGCCGGCACAAGGAAACCGGCGCCGCGTGATCAACCGTCGCCGCGAACGCGGCCAAGCGTCGAAGCGGCGACGGGATTTGCAATCAGAGTCTGGGGACAGGCGCGGGCGACGGGGCCGACGACGGCGCTTCCGGGAAAATGTCGAGAATTGCGCGGCTGAAAAGGTCGTGGATTCGGCCAGGTTTGAGCGTGTCGACGAGTCGAGCGATGTCGACAACTATTTCGGTCTGGGTACGCGGCTTCACGACAAAACCGCCCGTCTTGAGGAGCGGTTCGACCGCCTCAGCGTCGACATAAAAACCGCCATCAGGCGAGATTGGATAGCGCACGCCCGCGTGGTTGACTTCATCCGTCCCTCGCGAACCGACGATTCGGACGAGCTTTTCTTCTGTCATTTGGATTTGGCCTTTCTCGGAGCGACTTCTTTCGCCGCGCGGCCGATCGCGTCGGCGAGTTCCTTTTCGAGTGCGCGGATCGATTTCTCGATTCCAGCGAAGTTCTCCTCGGCGACGAGTCGCTTGTGACTAGCGGGGAGCTTCCGCATGTTCGCTGTGAGCGACTCGATTGCCGCCGACAACGGGCTCGCGCCTTTCGTTCGGGAAGGTGGCGCGACGTATATGACTCCGGTCACGTCGGCACCCCCAAGGCGGCGTTCACGACTCGCGGAAATTGGAGCGCGGCCTTGGTGACGGTCATAGCCCGATCGTCGGCCGACATGCTCGCCAGCACGTCTTTGACGATGGTCGATTGCAAGGAGTCGTGTTGGGCGTCGGACGCCTTGACGATCTCGAACAGGGCGTCAGGATTTGCAGGTGTGTCGACCAAGCTCACTTCGTCCAGACGCAGCTTCGTGATCATCTTTGGATTCTTCCGATCGCGAGCAAGCGTCTTTCCGCCGATCGACAGCCCATTGTAAACGCGCGCCAAGATTTTCTTGATCGCGAGCGGGTCAATAACGGTCGCCCTGATCCAGGTTCGCTTCTTGCTATCGACTACGGCCTTGTCCACACGGCCGGCGGCCTTCAGTTGGTGCATTTCGCGAAGCGGTCCGCTCCCATGCTGGAAGAAGTCTGGCAACGCGGCCTCGATTGCAGCGGCGGTGACGATCTCGCCCGCTTTGTCTACGCTCTCGGTCGAAGCGAAACCCTCGACGGTCAACGTTCCGTCGTCTTGCTCGGTCGCCTTCGCTAGCGGTGCGAAGATTCTCACATCGTCCATGCTCACGACTCCAATTTCGCGTTGGCGTCCGAGCGCAATCGGTCGGCAAGCGTGTGCCAGCCAAGGCGATGCCTGTTGGCAGCATCTAGATCAGGCACGCGCGGGCCTCCCTCTTCTTGCAAGCGACCGTCGACCATTTGGAGCAGCATGCGGAATGGATGCCCCGGATCGCCGTCCCCACCGGCTTGCCCCTTGGCGATGAGGATGTCCCGCAAGATTTCGATCCGTTTTCTCTTTGACGTGACTGCGAAGCTGGCGGCGCCAAAGTCTGCAATAAGGGAGTCGCCTTCCTCAACGAGGACTTCGGCGATGGCGATGTCCATCGCTCTTGCAATCGCCGGCAACTTGGCGCTTTCGCGCGCCAACTCGGCTTGCAAGCCGGATTCAGCACGGCGAGCCGCTTCGGCCTTGGCGCGAGCGTCGGCGAGCTTGCGATTCAGCGCTTCGCGTTTCGCAACGTCAGGAAGCGGAGCGTCGCCCTCGCTGCTGCGCGCCCAGTCGTTCATTTTGGCGGCCTCGGCCGCGTCCAGCGCCGCCAATTCGCCAACCAGCGGCCCCTCGGCGGTCTGCTGGCTGGCGAGGCGCGTCAAGGCGGCATTCGTCCGCTCGATGG